CACCGGCTTCGATGTTTCGGAAATGAGCGACATGTTCGATGACCAGTCGGAGATCAAGGAGGATGAACCGCCTGCGGTGGCGGCACCAGAGCAGGAACCCTTCACCCAGCCCGGAGATCGGTGGCTGTTGGGACAGCATGTGCTGTACTGCGGCGATAGCACCAAGGCAGAGGATATGGCTGCGCTCATGGAAGGTGAGAAAGCAGACCTCTGCATTACAGACCCGCCCTACAATGTTGCCTATGAAGGTAGCAACGGTAAGACCATCCAGAACGATAATATGCCGGAAGAACAGTTCATCGCATTTCTGACAGCGGCATTCCAGCAAGTGCATGATGCGCTGAAGCCGGGTGCGCCCTTCTATATTTGGCATGCAGAAACAGAAGGCGGCGCATTCCGCAGGAGCTGCACTGCAGCACTGGGTAAAGTGCGCCAGATGCTGATCTGGAATAAGAATTCTTTCACCATGGGTCATCAGGACTACCAGTGGAAGCACGAAGCATGTATCTATGGTTGGACAGAAGGTGCCGCCCATTACTTCGTGGATGATCGGACACAGGCCACTGTCATTGAAGATAAGCGCATCGACATCAATAAGCTGAAGAAGGAAGAAATGCGGCAGCTGCTGCGTGATATCTTCAGCGATAAGATTTCCACAACTGTGTTGAATGAGGATAAACCGGCAAAGAACGATGACCACCCCACCATGAAACCGCTGAAGCTGCTGGCACGACTGGTGAAAAACAGCAGCAGGCAGGCCGATGTGGTCATTGACACCTTCGGCGGCAGCGGCAGTACGCTGATCACCTGCCAGCAGTTGGGACGACGCTGCTACACTATGGAGCTAGATCCCAAATATGCCGATGTGATCGTGAAGCGATACATGAAGTTCACCGGCTGCGGTGAGGTCACCCTCATCCGAAATGGTGAGAAAAAAGTTGTGTCTGAAATGCTAATTCTTCCTCTTTAGTCTGGACTTTCCTCCCTCTTTCTGGCTTAATTGTCCTACTAAAAAGCAAGGGGGAAACGACAATGACAATAGAAAAAGCACAGAAAGACTTCGATAAGCTGATCGAAGAAAACCAGTTCATCTTTACCGGCACCTGCACCCCGCTGGGCAACCTCATTTACCACAGAGAGTGGAAGAAGCAGGTGAAGGTCGCATGGTATGGTGAGATGGAAGACCGACTGGAGGTTCGCATCATGATGAGCTACGGTTATCCGCTGGTAGTCGTCAAGCGCAACGGTCGCGAGGATCCCAAGTTCATCCGGGACTACAGCAGCCCCAAGAGAGCCATGAATGCCATCCGCGAAATCGTCAGATGTGCGGGATTCGACTGGTAAGGGGGTGGACAGCATGTGGGCAGAAGGTACTATCCTCATCAGCGGTAAAGGCTACCGCTACTGGGTCAAGCACTATGTGCGGCGATCCCAGTATGGCATCAACGGCGGCAAGATCAGCAAGTGCATGATCAAGCGCGGCGGCGAAATCGTATGCAACTACGATCGCGGCTGGGATGTGGAGCCGGTAGATGACAACACCCAGGTCGCGCTGGAAATCCTGCTGTACGACTACAACTAAGGAGGCCGCTATGGAAACACGGATGGAATTTTACATGACCGCCGGGATCAGCGCGGACATGGATGCGGATAATCATTTCGCAGGTGCAATCGGACACATCATCCATCGCTTCCTCATGGATGACTGGGGAATCCTCTGCAAAGAGGACTGCCAGCTTAATGCAGAGGCCAAAAAGAGCGGCGGCAGAATCCTCGGAGCCTACAATACCAGTAAGGGTCGCGTGTATGTGATCACCGATGACGCGCTGGCCAATCCCATGGTCACCACAATTCTGTACGCAGACGAATACTAAGGAGGACATCATGAAGCAGGGAAAGCCCATCATCGAATATGACCCCTACGGTCATACCGGCAACATCTTCTGGATTCTGGGGGAGGTCAGCAAAATCATGCGGAAGCAGTGCAGGATCATCGACTACAATGACCTGCGGGACAGGGTCTTCGAGGCGCAGAGCTACGAAGATGCGCTGGCCATCATCAGCGAAGAGGTAACCCTCGTACGAAAACGAAGATAACAAAAGCATAGGAGCGGCAGCGCGCAAAGCGCTGTCGTTTTTTGTTGGTCAGGAGGAATTCATTGAGCAGTGGTGAAATTTTAATACCCGACAGAAAAATCATAACGAATCCCTCACTGGCAGATCGCGCTGTTGCCTTCATCAATGCACTGAAGCATACTAAAGGTGAATGGCATGGAAAGAACTTTTCTCTGCTGCCATGGCAGGAGACCATCATTCGGGATGTGTTCGGTACCGTTAAGGAAAATGGCTACCGGCAGTATAACACCGCGTACATTGAAATACCGAAGAAACAGGGTAAGAGCGAACTCGCTGCGGCAGTCGCTCTTTATTTATTGGCAGGCGACGGCGAATGGGGCGCAGAGGTCTACGGCTGTGCCGCAGATCGGCAGCAGGCATCCATCGTATTTGATGTTGCTTGCCAGATGGTAGAACAGTGTCCCGCGCTGAAAAAGCGAATTAAGCCGATTCTATCCCAGAAGCGGCTGGTGTACACTCCGCTGAACAGCTTCTATCAGGTGCTGTCAGCAGAAAGCTACACCAAACACGGTCTGAATGTTCATGGCGTTGTGTTTGATGAGTTGCATGCCCAGCCAAACAGACTTCTGTACGATGTTATGACTCACGGTTCCGGCGATGCCAGAAAGCAGCCCCTTTTCTTTTTGATCACCACAGCAGGCACCGATCGCAATAGTATCTGCTGGGAGGTGCATCAGAAGGCAAAGGATATCATGGCGGGAAGGAAACACGACCCAACCTTTTACCCTGTGATCTACGGCATCGAAGATGACGATGACTGGTCGGATGAAAAGGTATGGTACAAGGCCAATCCATCTCTGGATGTAACGGTGGACGTGGACAAACTCCGTGCTGCCTATAACAGTGCCAAGGAGAACCCGGCAGAAGAGAACCTCTTCCGGCAGCTGCGACTAAACCAGTGGGTTAAACAGTCGGTGCGTTGGATGCCCATGGATGCATGGGATAAATGCGATGAGGCAGTAGACCCGGATGCGCTGATCGGTCGCGTATGCTATGCAGGACTGGACTTGTCCAGCAGCACCGACGTGACTGCATTCGTGTTGGTATTCCCGCCACGCAGCGACGATGAAAAATATATCATTCTCCCTTATTTCTGGGTGCCGGAAGACACACTGGAATTGCGGGTGCGACGGGATCATGTGCCGTACGATGTGTGGCAGCGGCAGGGGTCGATCATGACCACAGAGGGCAATGTCATTCATTATGGCTATATCGAGGACTTCATTGAAAACCTCGGTACCAAGTATAACATCCGGGAAATCGCATATGACCGCTGGGGTGCAGTGCAGATGAGTCAGAATCTGGAAGGGTTAGGCTTTACGATCGTTCCCTTCGGTCAGGGCTTTAAGGATATGTCGCCACCCACAAAGGAATTGATGAAGCTGGTGCTGGAGGGCAGAATCGCCCACGGTGGCAATGCGCCACTGCGCTGGATGATGGATAACATCTACGTCCGAACAGACCCAGCAGGCAACATCAAGCCAGATAAGGAAAAATCCACAGAGCGAATTGACGGTGCCGTTGCCACCATTATGGCCTTGGACAGAGCGATCCGCAACGAAGGCACTGGTGTCTCGGTCTACGATGACCGGGGCATATTATTTATTTAACAGAGATTGAAAGATGTGTGAACACTAGGCATGCTTATTGACATCTACCATTTTTATGGTAAGATGTAAGTGAAGGAGTGATCCTTCTGGGGTTTGCATTTGCAAACGAAAAAGCCGCCATTTTATGGCGGCTTTTTTTATGGAAAAGATTTAAGACCTCTGCCGATATAGCGCGGATATCCTTTTAATTTGGACTCAACTACATCGAAGGATTTGTCTCGCGTCCCGTGGGCAAAATATTTGTATATCGGGTAGGCACACACATCTGCAATTTCTAATGACCAATATGATTTCTGACAATGAGAGGATTCACTCCACTTAGGATTGAAATATACTCCGCAGATTTTGGAAAACCGGGAAGCCGGATTAAAGCGATTGCCGTGATCGACAAGGTACTTAATTTGCTTGAGAAGCTCCATATCATCCTTTTTTCCACGTGCCTCTAAAACGATAATGCATTTTTCATCGGCACCAATATCCCGCATAATTCTTTCAAGAACAAAATTCATGCATAGGTCGTATGGGGAGTCGGGATAGGCATATTTATGAACATGTTTGGCCTTATCAATATGTGATGCATAGACAGTTATAGGGAGGTCTTCAATCAGCTGACTGAGATCGAGGATGAAAGAATCATAATCAATTAGATCGGGATGGAATGCTTCTTTATGCCCACGGATTTCTCTGGAATGCAGGCAGACACGCTTGGAGGTGCCATGGTAGTCGAATAAAGCATTATGCCAATACTTTCGTTTCAGATCCATAACCATATCCGTGGCAGCAGGAAAATCTTTGGTTCGAATCAAGCAAGCTGTCACAGCAAAGTGGCATTCACTATCAGGTGCAGGCTTCCCGTTTTGTTTAGCTTGTAAGGCTTTTTTTAGATTACTGGTTCCATTCTCATCAATACTAATGATGTAATCTACATCCTGTGAAACCATGTCAATTGTAGTGGGGCGATTACGCCAGTTAGAATTCAAGAATATCACCACCGTTTTTATGTCGTAAGGTAAATTCTATCATATCAGAGAGAAAGATGCAATTGAAATATAAAAAACAGGATAATTTGCCACTGAATGTCATACTGAGTCATAATATTACATCAAAAGCGTTCATCTTCGGATGAGCGCTTTTCTTATGCCCATTTTTCGGAAGGAGTGATGCACATGGGTGTATTTACTGGATTGTTCCGTTCCAGAGATAAGCCTCAGAACCAGACAGCAGGCAGCGCATACGCATTTTATCTCGGCGGCAGCACCGCTGGTAAAACAGTGACAGAGCGCACCGCCATGCAGATGACCGCAGTATATTCCTGCGTCAGAATCTTAGCAGAAGCGGTGGCGGGACTGCCACTACATCTGTACCGATATACGGAAGACGGCAGTAAGGAGAAGGCCATTGATCATCCGCTGTATTTATTGCTGCACGATGAGCCGAACC